GACCTAGCCGTTATGTTATTTGACGAGCTAGCCCCAATTTTGGAAACACAGTTTGACGCAAAACTTATGCGTGCCTACGGTCGCAACATGGCCACTATGCCTGACGGGTCACGCTGGATAGTTAGGGCTGCCGCCCCGTCTGCAGGTCACGGCGTTAGCCCAAACCTGATTGTGGCCGACGAAATTTGGGATATTTCCAGCGACGTTATTGACGGCGGCCTTATCCCGTCGCAACGCGCCAAACGCAACCCCCTGTTATCTATGTGGTCGACGGCTGGCACAGAACGCAGCCGGGCGCTACTCAAATGGCGTGAGCAAGGCATGAGGGCAATCGACACCAACAGCCCGACCCCGTTCTATTTTGCAGAGTGGTCACCGCCCCCAGACCTAGACCCAATGACCCCAGCGGCATGGGGTTGGGGCAACCCAGCCCTAACCCATACATTGACCCCAGCAACAATCGTTGCGGAAAGCCAAAACCCAGACCGCGCCCAATTCCTACGCGCGTCAGTCAACGTATGGGTAGCCAGCGACCAAGGCTGGCTGCAACCCGGCACATGGCCAGCGCTCGAGCACAACGAACCGCTACCAGCTGGCGGCGTAGTAGCCATAGAAAACAGCGTTGACGAAAGCCGCTATTTCGGGCTTAGAGCTGTAGCCCTAGCTGACGGGCGCACATGTGTAACCGTCGCATTTGTCTGCAACACTTACGCCGAAATGTTAGAGGCCGCCAAACCATACCTTGCACACCCCACGACTACGTTTGCTATTACCCCGTCAATAGACCTGCATTGGCCTGTGGAATACGAGCGCCGCAAACAGGTAGTTGGCTACGGCGAAATGGTCAAATGGACAGACCCCGTTAGGCAGCTGATTAGGCAGGGCATGGTGCTACACACGGGCGAAACCATGCTCGCTGAACACGTGCAACGGGCTGTTGCCGTAAGGTCACAAAACAGCGTGGCCCTATCGTCGCAACGCTCACCCGGCCCAATCGAATTAGCGCGCTGTGCAGTCTGGGCAATAGCCCTAGCCAGCAAACCCAAATCGGCAGGTAAACCATTCTTTGTAGTAGCCAGTTAGTTAGTCTGCCTGTGGTGGCATAGGGGTCACTATCCCATTCTGTCGGGTCGTAGCCAGCCCCTATGCCACTATTTAACGGCACACATACGCCATACTTAACACATGGCAATTTTTAGCCGCGTCAATAAAGCCGCAATCAGCCCACCCCCCCAAAAGGCTGCAGCGGCAGGTGGGTACTCGCCCAACAGCGCCGGGTTGGGCGCAACCATGATTGGGCAGTACTACACCTACCAAGAGGGCGACGCACGCAACCGCGCAGTATCAGTACCAACAATTAACAGGGCGCGCGACCTAATGGCCAGCGTCATCGGTTGCATGCCACTAAAAATGTATACAGAAATTTGGAACGGCAACGAAATGGAAAAAGTGCCGATTGCGCCACTCACTTGGCTACGTCGACCCGACCCAACCGTAACGTACCAATTTATTATGTCGTGGACATTTGATGACCTACTATTTTTTGGGCGCGCATTTTGGTACATCACAAGCAGGCACGCTAACGGAAAACCTGCTTCGTTCACACGTTTACCAGCAGGCTCAGTCACCACGCAGGACATGGTTGGCCCTGTGTGGTTTGCACCGTCGCAGCAAGTGTTTTTTAACGGCGGTCAATTAGACCCGAAAGACCTAGTGCAATTTTTGTCGCCAGCGCAAGGCCTGATTTATGCCGCGCCGGGCGCAGTTGAGACAGCGTTAAAACTAGAGGCAGCACGCAACCGCAACGCGTCAAGCGCCATACCAGCTGGGGTGCTGCGTCAAAAAGGCGGCGAACCGTTAAGCGCGCAAGAGTTAGCAGACCTAGCTGCAGCGTTTAACGCCGCACGCGCAACCAACCAAACAGCTGCACTAAACGAATTTTTGGATTACCAAGAAACAGCAACCAGCCCAGACAAAATGTTGCTAATTGAGTCAAGTCAATACCAAGCGTTAGAGGCCGCACGCCTAGCTAACGTGCCACCGTACCTAGTCGGTGTATCGACGGGCGCATACTCTTACCAATCAGCGCAACAGGCGCGCGCTGACCTGTTTATTTTTGGTGTCAAAATGTACGCCGAGGCAATCGCTCAAACCTTGTCAATGAATAACGTGCTACCAAACGGCACATATGTAGAGTTTGACGCAGAGGATTATTTAGCAGAGAACTACGCAGCCGACAGAGCCGACGAACCACAAGAAAACACACAAGAGCGCTTAGCGCAGAGGTGACAACATGATTAAGTTAATTGCAGGGGAATTTACTGTTGACAAAGCAGCGGCAGACGGCGAAGGCCGCCGCACAATTTCAGGCGTTGCCGTACCGTACAACGTGTTTGCTGTGGTGTCAGACGGCAGCGAAATTATGTTTAAGCCCGGCAGCCTGCCCGTCGACGGCAAAGCCCCCCGGCTGTTTATGTACCACGACCACAGCCAACCCGTAGGCGTAGTAACTGAGCGCGTAGACACCCCAGAGGCCATGCTGTTTGCTGCCCGTATTAGTGCCACAAGCCTTGGCAATGACGCGCTAGTCATGGCCGCTGACGGCACAATTGACCAAGTTTCTGTGGGCGTAAACCCAACAAAATTTAGTTATGACGACGACGAGCGCATGATTGTTGAGGCTGCCGATTGGATAGAACTTAGCCTTGTGCCAGTAGGCGCATTTGGTGACGCAGCCAACATTACAGACGTAGCCGCAAGTATCCCCCAAAACCCCCAAACCGTAAGCCATAATGAACCTGTGACCACAGAGGAGAAAAAGACCATGACCACCGATAACACCGTTGCTGTAGAGGCAACAATTCCGACCCCAGCGTTGCCAGCTGCACCTAAGCGCAAATTTGATTTGCCAACCGCTGGCGAATACATGGCCGCGTATCACATTGGCGGCGAGTCATTTCGCAACGTGCAGGCAGCCGTAAAAGATTTTGTCGCTAGCAAACAATCGGCGCTCGAAGCTGCCGCAGGTGACGTAATCACCACCGACACGCCCGGTTTGCTGCCTGTGCCTGTGCTTGGCCCAGTAATGGACAACCTGAATTACATCAGGCCTGTGGTCGCAGCCGTTGGCGCACGCGCAATGCCAGACGGCGGAAACAGCAAAACTTTTATCCGCCCAACTTGGACAACGCACCCAAGCGTTGCCGCACAGGCAAACGAATTGGGCAGCGTTAGCGCTACAACCCCAGTTATTGCCTCCAACGTAATCAGCAAAACTACACTCAGCGGTGCGGTGACGCTCTCCGTTCAGGACATTGACTTTACAAGCCCTGCAGCGTTGCAAATTATTTTGCAAGACCTTGTGGGCCAGTATTTGCTTAAGTCTGATGACGTTGCAGCTGACGCAATTACTAGCGGCGCAAGCGCGTCAGGCTCAACGTGGACATACAACAGCACCGACCCAAGCACGTTGATTGCTGCACTTTATGACGCAGCAGTTGACATTTTGAGCGCAACAAACTTTTTGCCAGACCACATTTTTGTGTCGCCAAACGTTTGGCAATTGTTGGGTCAACAGCTTGACGGAGACAAGCGCCCAGTATTCCCATACACCGGGGCTGCTGGCCTTATGGGCGTAAACGGCGCAGGCGCAGCAAACATTACGGTTGCTAACACGTTTAACCCATTTGGGCTAAACCTTGTCGCTGACCGCAACTTTGCTACCAACACAATGATTGTGGCGCGCGGCTCAGCAATCGAATTTTACGAGCAAGTGCGCGGCCTAATGTCAGTTGAAGTGCCGGGTACTTTGGGTCGCACGTTCAGCTACTACGGCTACGTAGCAACGTTTATTACCTACAGCTCAATGGTCAAGTCAATCGTTGTTAGCCCCTAATTAGAAAGAGGGTAAACAATGGCCGTTTACACGGTCACGTTTAAGCAACTATTAGACGGCTACGCCGTACTGCAAACGCTGACCCCTAACGAATTAGAGGTTGGGCGCAGCATTACCGTTGCAGGCGTAGGCGCACCGTTTAACGGCACGTTTACTATTTACGCCTTGCCACAGTACGAATACGTTGGCTTAGACGGCGAAGGCAACTTACTG